TTAAGATATTCTTCATAGCTTTTCACCCCCTTTGCCTTAACTACACGAAAGAAAGCATAAGCAAGTAAATAATTTATCCTAACTTTAATTCGTGAAGAATATTTGTTAAGATACTCTGAAATCTTTCATCACTTAACCTATTCTTTTTATCTCCGTTATCAATAGCGTTTAGATGTTTACCCGTTGTTGTACTCCAATCGTTTACATGAACATACATCTGGTTTTTGTACTTAAAAGCGATAATAGTTTTATAGCTGTACCATAATTCTATTGCTCCTAAATCAAAACAAAGACTATGTACGCCGTAATTACTTGAAGAATATCTATCTTCCATGTAATTATAAAAGGTTGGTAACATAAGCCTCCATTCTGCGATTACTCGCCTACTTTGTTTGTAGCTTATGCCTTCTCTTTTGTAGTTAAGATATTAAATTGTTAAGGTGCTTTAGTCTTTAGAAGGGTTTAGGCTAGTTGTAGGTATCATACGCCTTGCTCTGGCCTTACCTCCTTACCTGATTATTTGAAAGTATTTGAGAAGTGTTAAGAGGTTTAAACTGCTAATGACGTAAGGGTCTCTTAGTCAGTATCACTCTTGGTTCTCTAGCTTTCAACACTATTATACACTATATGTATTATACTTGTCAAGTAGTAATCTATTACTAATGTATTTATTAATGTTTTAGTAATAGTATTTTACTAATTGTAATAAAGGGTAAGGGTAAGAATAAAGAAATGGTATAGGGTAAGAGAAATGATAAGGAGTAAAGGGTAGAGAAGGATGTAAAAGGATAGAAAAGGGTATAATCTTACTACTCATAACATACTGTTATTACTAACTCTCTAGTATTCTTACTATTACTCTTACTCTTACCCTTAGCTATATATATTACCTTTACTATTACTCTTACCCTAAGTATATATATAACTCTATACATATACATAAGTAAGTGCTAGGCACAATATACTAGTAAAGAATATGGGTTTTAAATTTACTAGGGGTAGGGTACTAGTAGCTCTAATTGATAAAATGCGTTGGTAAGAAGAAGTTAATACCTTCTCAGACCAGGGCTTATTGACATATCCTTAGTTATAGCACTATACTACCCTATATGTATTCTTTTAATCAGACCTCTCAATTTTATACTCTAAATAAAGAACTTCAAGAAGAAATACTTACCAAACTCAATAATACCTCACCCTGGAATTTAGCTAAAGAATATGCTCAGGAAACTGGTATGGATAAAACAGCCCTGTATATGTTTTTGAAAAAGAAACTTCCTAAAAATGGAAAAACAGTTTTTAGAAAAAAGAAGAATGGACAGATATATGCTGTAGAAGAAAAAGAATTAACAGAAGAAGAATTACAGTTCATAGAGAAACTTAGAAAAGGGGAAGCCTCACTTGAAGAAACCTCAAGATTAGTTGCTGCTAGAGTGTTTGAGCAAATGTTAAAATTTCCAGATAAGTTCCAGTATTTGGACTTTTTTAGAACCGAACTTTTAAAGATGAAAAAAGAGGAAAGCCAGTTAAAAGAGAATTGGGCTAAACAGCTTATCAACCGAATGTTTATGGGTAAACTTCCACCTTCTAAATGTCCTTCCTGTGGTTTTGATTTAACTGGTGAAATAGTTATTGAAGGAGAAATTGTACATGGAAACGAACTTACAGAAGCAAAATAAAATCAGGGATATTATCTATTTTGCTAACAATGTTTTGGGTATGCCACTAAATAGGGGTCAAATCTGGTGGTTGCAAAACGCTTGTAAGTTAGTAAATATTTTGAAGCCTGCAAACCAATGGGGTAAAACTACGGCTGAGGCAGTTGCTCATATTTACCATGCTGTCTGTAAGCCTAAACTTGATAGGTTTGGGTTGGATGAACAGACTTGGGCAGATACCAGATACCAGACACTTAATTTTGGCAAGACTTATGAAGTTGCCAATGGTGTTAAAGAAGCGATTATTGATATTACCGAGGGACAATATTTACTTCCAGATGGTAAATTTAATAATTCCCTCTTAAAAAACTGGGCGATAATAGAGATTGAGGAAGCTCCCCATTTACCAAGAATTGTCTGGTATAACAAATCTGAAACCCTAATCCGTTCCTACGACCAGTTAGGAGAATCTTTTAAAAGACTAAAACTTGCTTTTATTTCTGGTGATGAGTGCGGAGACATACCAGAACTTATGCTTTTTTTAAATGGAACTTTACTACCCCGAACTTTTTGGTATGGTGGTTCAATTCATCTAGTCGGAACTTCGCAGCCGAAAGGTGTGGAGTATGAAACCTTAGCAGAATTAGCAGAAGAAGATATAAAAGAAAAAGGTGAGAAAAGTGATTATCTGATTTTGTCTGCTAATACTAATTCCGAAATGGCTTCAGTTTATCAGAATCAGTTTATACCTGAAGAAAATATCAAAAAGATTGAAGCTATCGCTGACCCAAATATGAGACGGCAGATAATTTACGGGTTTTATGTGGATTGGGCTTCGCATCTATATTCCTGGGATGAAGTAAATCAGGTTTTTAATAACGATTTGCCTTATGATGAAGAATCTGGATTTACCCAAACTCCTGAAGAAAATGCTTATTACGTTTTTGCGGTGGATATTGCAGCAGCTGAAGATGAGACTTCTTGTACTTGTCTAAGATATAACTTAAAAAGAGTAATTGATGAAAACACAAAAATTGATTTACCCCATAAAATTGTTTTTCATAAGGCTTGGAAAGGTAAGACACTTCCGCTTTCTTTGCAGTATGCTTTGATAAAAGAATATTTTAAGAAATTTAAAATTGTTTCTCCACATCGTACTAAATTTATTTTTGATTCTGGTTCTTTGGGTGGGAAAAATGCAGCTGAAGCATTTAAGGAATTAAATGGATTCCCGTTTCCACCAGAAGGTAGAAGTTATGCCGAGATAAAAGCGGAGGCAATGGGAGTAGTTAAAGAAGTTTTAGGCAGGGGTAGGGAATTTACGATTGACCAAAAAGGAAAAAGGATTGACAAAAATATTAATTGGGGTATGTTAAAAGGATCTCCAATGTTAAAAGAATTAAGACGGCAGTTGGAAATCGCTTCCAAAGATGATGATAAAATTAAAAACGACCAGTTTACCAGTTTAATGATGGCTCTGCATTTTGTGGAACGCAGAGTTCCGAAGGTCGGACATTTAAAGGCGGTTGATTTTAATTATAACCGAGCTGTGCTTACTCAGTGATTTTAACTTGACAATTTTATTAAAAAGAATGATATTTAAAGTGTATGGCTAAGAATAAAGGAACTTTCCAAATAGACAACACTATTTCTCAAAAAATCCGTGATGATATTATAGAGCGTGTACAAGGCGAAATTGACAAGGTTGCCAAGACTGATGTTGCCGAGAGAGAAAGTGTAATTTCCAAACGCATTGATTTTTTTGAAGGCAGACATCATCGTTGGACTAATGTAGTTGGTCAGACCATTAAACAGGAAGAAGGGCATATTAAGGCCGTTTTTAATTATATCTCTAAATTCTGTCAGAAAATTCATCAGACCCTAACCAATATGCCACCAAAAATAAAAATTGTTCCTAGGGATGAAGCGGATGAAATTGAAACCGCCAGGACTGAAAGCGTAGAACAGGCGGTTAATAAAGTCTTAAAAGATAATAAATTTATGACCCTGATTTTTAAGCGGGGAGCTATGAACCAAATCAGGGATGGAGATTTTTTTCTGGATTGTAAGGTTCAGGATGATTTTGACGAAGGAAAACATATTGAAATCACTTTGTCGGAAAATACTTTAAAAATGTTGGTAGGATGGGATGATGCTGCTGGTTCTTCCTTTTCCTGGATTGCTTTTAAAGACCAATGGACAGTATCTAAAATTAAAAGAGAATGGGATTATGATGCAGAACCAATCGGCAGCTCTAAAGATGTAACTTCTAAAACTGGTTCTCATTCTGACCAGTATGGTTTATTTGCCAGCCAATCCTCGCCTGTAGTTCCTTCTGGTCAAACCTCGTTACCCAAAGCTGATATTACAGATTATTGGGGATATGAAGTTTTGGATAAAAAAGTGCAGGTGATAAATTTAATTTTTATCAACAAGACCTGTGTGCAGTTTGTTAAAACAGATTACAAAAAACTTCCCAAATTTATTGGTCATTCTTTTATTTCTCCTGGGAAACCTTGGTCTAAAAGTTTTATTGATGATTTGATTGACCCGCAGATTGAGTTAAATGACCGAACTGGTGAGGAAGGTGATTTGGTCAGAGTTGGTGCTCACATGAAATTTCTGGTTGTGAATATGCCAGATTTTGACCAGGATTCCATTAAACCTGGTTCTGGACAGTGTATTTATCTTGAAGGTGAAGGAGTGGATTTTAGACCTTTGCAGATGACTATTTCTACATTTCCGTCAGACACTTATCTCAATCGTGTACTTGACCATATGTTTAATATCGGGATTCCCAAAATTGCTTTAGCTGCGGGAACAGCACCTTATACGGGCAGGGTAGGTGCGATTCAATATCAGCCGTTTGCTGATTTAGTGGAAGATTTAAGAATCCAATGGGAAATTGTTTTACAGGATTTGGTAACTTCTATTCAGCAATATTTTATTGATTTCTTTCCCGAAATGAGACCGATAATGACCGAACATTTAACTGATGACCAGACAGGTCAACAAACAGATGGAGATGTAGTTATCCGTGATGCAGAGTTTGATTGGGATAATGTTTTGCCGTTGTCTCGGTCTGATAAAGTTGTGGATGCTTCAACCATGCGGGATAGAGGAGCAATAGCTCTTTCAACTTATCTGGAACAGGCAGGATTTAAGAATCCTCTCTCTGAGATTAAGAAGTTAAAGAAAGAAACAGCCGATAAGGAGATGATGACAATTAGACAACAATTTTCTCCATTTGCTCGGGGTGTGGTTGAAGCTCAACTTGATGCCAGAAAAAAAATGGCTGCGGAACAGGAACAGGAAATGGAAAATATTCAGGTATTAAATCAACCACAGGCTACGCCAAAATCCAATCCTCCGCTTTTGACCAGTGAACAAAATTCTGGTAGGCGTGGTATTCCCTCTACAGCTGGAACTCCAACTGGACAAACAGCGACCTTAAAAGGTAATGTTGCTCAGACTACACAAAACATTAACGCACAAGCTGGAGTATAGGAGTTTATGAAATTATGGCATTACGAAGTCAAACAGTTTTGTCAAAATATAAGTCAATAAGCAGACCCTCCTTAACAGGGAGTTTTTCTTCTTATACATCTTCTCTGGTAAAAAAAAATAATGCAGCCGAAGATGCGATTATAGATAATCAGTACGAAGCGGGTTTACTATCTCCTGAAAATTATTTGGTAGAATTGCAAAAACGTGCAGCTCGTGATTATACCACTCCACTTCAAAAAGTTAATTATGACCAAAAGATGCAGGATGTCCAGACAAAAATTATAGACGCACAAGTAGACAAAGCATATTCTTCAGGACAGATGACAACCGACCAGGTTATCCAGTATGAAAGAGATAAACTTTCCAAAATGACCGAACCTGATTCTTTAGCGTATATCCAGCAAGCTAAAAAGGTTCAGGGGTTAGTTGATAAATCCGAAAGAGAAAAAAGAAACGCTTTTCGGATTAGTGAGAATTTAAGAATTTCCAAACTTCCTGAAGATAATTCAGAGAGGCTTTTGGCAAAAGCTGGCGAGTATCAAAAACTGGCAGCTCAGGCCAGGATTGATGGTGATAACCAACAAGGAGATGTTTTTGAAACCAATTACAATAATTATGTCCAGGCAACCAAAAGAGCGCAGATTAACGATTTAATTACAGGAGCAAGAAGTTCAGTTTCTCAAACTCCGACAAAAGGTTTAGGAGTGCCGACTGCTGAAGCTGGTCAACAATTTTATAATCAGATTACAGGCCAGACTGAAAATTTTGGTGTTTCTGCACCTGCTGCTCCATCAGTATCGGGTGTTACGGTGTCGCCTGGTAGCTCTGGAGCTGCGGGTGTAGCAGCAACAGGTTTTCAGTCCCATGCGATAAAAAATGCTTTGGAGAGTTTAGACAGAAGTCAGAAACATATAGACAGTTTATACCAGCAAAGGGCGGATAAGCAAGAGTTAATTTCTGCTTATCAAAATGCGGTAAATCAAGCAACAGGCGACCAGAAAACAACTTTACAGATTTCTCTAAATAATTTAATTGAGGATGTAAAAGGAATTGATAATCAAATTGGAATAACAACTCAGGGAATACAAGATACAGTTGTTCATATCCAGGATATTCAGCAAAAACAAGCAGCATCAGCTTTTTCTCAGGATGTTAGAAAAAACAATATGGCTTTTGATAAAGTGGAAAATGAGTTAGAAAATGCTTTATCTAAAGGAAAAATAACCAAAGAAGAATATATTGAAAAAGGTGTTGCTTTGGCAGCAGCCAAAACAGAATTTTTCAATCAGGCTTCTAATGGATTTTCGCAGTTTGGAAATGATTTGTCAGCAGAATCTTATTTACAAAAAGCTAGTCAGATGGAAGATATACACCAAAGTTTAATTGGTGTGGGACAAAATATTAACGATTATGCTTTGATAGCGGTTGATCCGGGTGGAAAAGTAAATAATCTTTTGGGTAAGACATTGCGGCCGGGAGATTTTGCTTTGACTAATATACGGCAGATGAAAGATAGTAAGGTTTTTGATTCTAATTATGTCAGGATTGGCAATGTTTATTATCGGGTTCATTATCCTGGTGAGGTTTCAGATGTTTCTGGATTGCCATTATCAGCTATAACAGATCAACAACTTGCTGAAATCAGAGGCACAGCTTTTATTTATAAAAATCCCACTAATCCTAAAGATGCTGCGAATAGAGTTAGTTTTATTACTTTTACTAATGAGGAAGGTAAACCTGAAGTTAGGGCTTCAACTACTAATGATGCTGATACTCTTTTGAAACGGGGGATTTTGATTAACGACCAGAAAAAAGGTTTAATTGAAAAACCGCAAATTGAACCAGGATTTTTAATGAAAGTTGGTGCAGAGGTACAAAAAGCTGCGGAGAATATTTTACCTGGATTTAAGGAATTGGAACAAACAGTTAGAGGAGAAATGCCTTTGCCTAATTTGGGAACTATTCTTTCTGCTAAACCGCAGTTAGGTTTCTTAGAAAAACCAATTCGGGCAATTTCTAATACCGTACAAAATGTTGGTAATTTGCTACAGAAAAATGTGGTTGATAAAGTTTTGCAGTCAAAACCAGGACAACAGACTTTAGATTTTCTAAATAAAGCCAAAGATAATGTTTTGGGAACTTTGGGAAATACTGTTAGTAACCTTTCTAAATATTTTGTTCCTGAAGTTAAAGCTTCAGAAATAGATACTAAAACTACTCCAGCGATTGAAGGAAAAGTTCTAACTTCTTCTGGTGTGGGAACAGTAATTGATAAAGTAGCTAATGAAATAGCTCCAGGAAATGCGGATTTTAGAAAAGCCTTGCATGCTATTGCCTTAGCGGAATCGGGTGGAAATCCTAATGCTATTGGTGATAATGGAAATTCCATCGGGTTATTTCAGAATAATATGTATGCTGGTAGAGGTTTTGGTCATACTAAAGAACAGTTATTAGATCCAGAATATAATACCAGATTAGCAGCTAAAGATTTAATAAATCATTACAATAAAGCTAAAAATTTAGGATATAAAGGAAGTGATATCGCTGTTTATATGAGTAGATATGGACAACGGCCAGCTGCGGGAAATGAATTTAAACCAGCTAAATTTTACGGGAAATATGTTTCTGGTACACCTGTGCCAGAGACAAAATTACAACAGGTACAAAGAACTATTATCAGCAATATCAAACCGATTGTTGAAAAGGCTTATGCAAGGGAAACTCCGCAACAGGCACAAGTTAGGATGGAAAAACAATTAGAACAGATAAGAAAACCTGTTATTACTCCTCAACCTGGACAGTTAGTTGCTCCAGTTTCTCCAGATCAGATAGTACATCAGATTGATTATGGACAATATCCTAAAACGCAATATGAAGTTCCAAGAACTTTAACTCAGCAGTTGGTTAAGAATCCGTCTGTAGTAGTGAATAAGACATTACAGGATTTAGGAGTAAGGACTGCGGAAGCGTTACAACCTGTAGCCAATATTGGTAATAAGGCTGTTTCTGTAGTTGGGAATATACAGCAGAATGTCCAAAAAGCGGTACAATCATTGCCAAAAATTTCTGTACCGCAGATTTCTTTGCCTAAAATAGAGATTTCTAAACCGATACAACAGATGGCTTCTAATGTTGGTAAAACAGTTTCTAATACTGTATCTAGTGCTGTATCCTCGGCTAAAAATTTGTTAAGTAAATTAAAGTTCTGGTAAAAATATGAGTTATTTTAATATTGACTTTAATCAATTTCGTCCAAGCTCGGCTGTTAAAACTCCTCAACCAATAGGAGTTGTTCCAACTCCTTCATCTATTGTTAAACCAGTAGCAACAGTCACTCCGCAGGTTCAAAATCAACCTGCACCAGTGTCACAAACCAATCAGGGAGTAATTGATAAGGTTTTTAATCTTTTAACTGTCCCTTCATATTCTTTGGGCGGGTTTCTTCAAGGAGCAAGAACCGATGCGGAAAAACGTACGGCAGAATTAAAAGCTGCGGGACAAAAACCATCTGTGGTTGATATTTTTAATACTTTCAAGGCTGGAGTACAAAACATTCCTTCTGGAATTAGAAATAAAATTAGTCCTTCTAAAGCGTATTCACAATTTAGTCCGACTGACCCAATAAGTTCAGGTCTTAGAAATTTTAACCAGAATTCTGTTGGTGGGTTAGCAACCGATATTGTTGTAGACCCTTTAAATCTTGCTGGTGCTGGAGCAGGAAAACTTTTAACAAAAATTCCAGGAGTTTCTAAGATTGCTGAAGCAGTACCAAAAGTGACAGAGAATATTAAAAAAATTCCCTTACCATCTTTAGGAATTGAGGATAGAGTTTTTAAACCAGGATTAACAACTGTAGGAAATATTCTGGATAATTTAGGACAGAAATTTATTAAAGGTTATGGACTTCCTGGAGAATATAATGTGATGAAATCGGAAATTCCTACTAAAGTATCTTTAGGTGTGAAGGATATTTTGGAAAGAACACAAAGGCAATTTAAAGATTTACCAAATCAGGTGGTTGAGGCCATACCAAAATTTCTTGAACCAAATACAAAAGTTAATAAGGCTGGTGAGGTTATTTCTGGAGCTGGAACTGGGACTGATTTAGCAAAACTTAGACAGGAATTGGGTGATGAAATGTTTAATAAGATAAAACCAGTTCTGCATGAAATCAGACAGCAATTTGATTCTGATATTGTTGATTTGGTTAAACGAGGAAGATTAAAAGGAGAAGAAGCCAAAGTGTTGTTAAACCAGGGTGGTTATTATCCTCATACCGATTTTGCTACTAAGACTTTAAAAGATTTCTTTGTTAAACCAAAAATGGGCGAGAAAAGGATTTATACTGAAGCCAGAAAGGGTTTGGAAGGATTTACCTTTAATGCTCCTAAAGCGATTGCCAGACGTGAGTTCATGCAATTTCAGGATAATGTTTTACAGGATTTTTTGAAAGAAGTTAAAACCCAATTTGGTGTACAGGTTGGAAAAGGTAAATCAGTTCCAGAAGGGTTTTTTCCATTTTTAGATAATACATCAAATAGATTGCAGGAATTAAAGGGTTGGGCGTTACCAACAAAGATTGCTAATGATTTAAACGCTTCTATTCAAACTGGTGGAGAGATAGGAAAGGCTATTGATACTTTTAATCTTTTTTGGAAACCTACGGCTACAGCGATGAATCCTGCTTTTCATATTATGAACGTGATGGGTAATTTGTATAATTCCTGGTTGGGTGGAATGAAAGATCCTAGGAGATTTTTACAGGCAGCAGACCCTAGAGCTTTATTTTCAGGTCTTACTTCTTTTACTCCTGAAGAAAAAACCATTCTTGAGAAAACTGGAGTATTATCAAGAGGTCAATTTGCTGGTGATGTAATCAAAAGAACTTTTGACAATCCAGAAGGAATAGATACTTTAAAACTTTTTGATAGATTCAGAACTGTGGGTGAGAACTTTGAGAATAATGCCAGGGCTGCGTTTTTCCTAGATCAGAGAAATAAATTTTTGGGACAGGGATTGTCTGATGTGGAATCTACTAGACAAGCATTACAGCAGGTTAATAAATATCTTTTTGATTATCTTACTGGTCTTACTCCGTTTGAAGGTAATATTATGAGACGTATTTTCCCTTTTTATACTTGGGCGAGATTTAATATTCCTTTACAGTTGAAAAGTTTAGTTACCATGCCAGAAAAAAATGCGGTAGTTGCTAAAGTCAATCGGTTTTTCAATCCGCAGGGTAAACCCGAAGGAGACCAGCCAGGAATAACTTTTCCTACACCATTTAAGGATGCTCAGGGAAATCCTGTAAGATATAAACCTAATCTTCCTGTACAGGATATTTTTGATATGTTGTCTCGGCCTCTATCCATGCTTAATCCAATATTTAAGGATGTTCCTCAATTGGCTTATTGGGTTGGGTCAACAATGGCTGGTAATCCTGTTGCTCCTATGGATTTGTTTACAGGGCAACCCAGAACCAATGTTAATCTTCCTTTTTCTGAACAAGTAAAGGATGTAACAGGTAGTATTTTGAAATCTACTTTAAGACCAGTCAGGTCGGTTGCAAAAATGACTGAAGGGAATCTTTCGCCTTCAGCAATAATGAGACAATTTATGGGTGGTACATATACCATACCTACTGAATATTTACAGATACAAAAAGGTGGAAGAAGACAGTTAATAAATCGGGCAATCATGGAAAAAGCGGGTAAGATAAACCGAGATAAATCTTTAACTATTGAACAGCGCAGAAAGAAAGTTGAAGATTTATTGAGGCTAAGACAATAGTTAAGTATTGACAAATAGAGAAAAATATATCTAAGATAAAATTACTCTGAAAAGAGAGGAGGTGAAAAGGTTTTATGTCAGATACTCCGAATGACCAAGGTGCAGGAGCACCAGGTTCTCTGAGCATGGACAATCCCGATTTAGGGAATCCAGGCGGTGAAGGGAATCAACCAGGAACAGGAACTCCCTCTGGTCAAGCTGGACAGCAACCCGATTCTAGGGATGCTGAACTAGATAGAATTAAAGCTGAAAATCGTCAGCTTAATAAACTTCTAGTTGAAGCCAGGCGAGGGCAAAGACAACCCAATCAAAATAACCAGCCAAACGGACAGCCAGGACAGTCTCCGTTTGAAACGCCAGAAGGTCAATATGCTATTTCGTTGGAATTAGCTACGGGGGCTTTAGGCAGGGGCTTAGAGCCAATTTTTGACCTATATCCTGAACTTCCTGCTGATGAAATAAAAAGAATAAGGATGAATCCCTGGGCGTTTTCCAGTTATGAATCATATCGTACTGGTGATTGGCAGACAGCTCTTTTAGAGATTGAACAGCAAATGCTAGAAAGAGCAGAAGCCATAGCTGCTGTTAAAGGAAAGGGTCAACCTAGTAACCAACAACCAGCTCAGATAAATAACAATCCAGCAAACGAGCAAGTTCCCGAAGCAACGTCAGGTAGTAGTGAGGACGAAAATCCCTGGACAATGCCTTTGGATAAGCTGGAATTGAAGAAAAATAAAGAACTTGCTAAACAAGCACAGACCAAATCCTAAAACGAAGGGAGGTGAGTAAGAAATATGGCTACAATGGTAAGGGCTTTAGCCCCGAACACAATAGAAGTCTTTAACGTAAGAAAAACTCTGGAGTTTGCCAAACCTAAATTGGTGTACCCGCAGTTTGGAGCACCAGACTTGGTAATGCAACGAAAGGGTGAGACAGCATCATGGTTAAAATTTTCCAAGCTGTCAATTCCTTCAACTGTGTTAGGCGACAATCCAACTTTTTCTCCTGCTACTGTTTCTGATGCGAAAGTGTCAGCAACTTTGGAATTGTGGGGAAATGGTGTCCAATTAACTGAGTTCTTGAAGGAAACATCCTATCTTGACCTTCCAGATGAATATAAGAAATTGTTAGGTCAAAATGCTGGTGAAACAATCAATCAGAAAGTGCGAGACGTGCTTGTTGGAGGTACTAGCGTCAACTACGCTAATACTAAAGCAAGTAGAGAAGCTGTAACAAGTTCTGATACAGTTGACCTTGACGATATTCTTGCGACAGTTGAATCGCTTGAAGTACAGGACGCTCCGATGATTGGAGATGAGTACATTGCGATTATTTCGCCTTATGTTAAGACGAGGTTGATGAAAGACACAGCGTTCAGAGAAGCAACTCGTTATCTTGCAAAAGATAATTCCATCTTCACGGGTGAAGTTGCAAACATTGATGGAGTGAGATTCGTGAGAACCTCAACTGCTCCATCAGTTTCCAATTCGGGTTCAAACTCTGATGTTGCATATCTTGAACAAACAGTAATCGTAGGCGATGGTGCTTATGGTATCGCCAGATTGCTGCCAGGAGACTTTGATGTTGTCATCACGCCCCCAGGTGGACACGGAGACGAGTATAAAGTTTTAACGGCAATGACTTGGAAATGTTATCTCAAGGCCGTTATTTTGCAACAACTCTTTATGAGACGACTTGAATCAGCTCGTTAGACTTTGAATTTGGGAGTAGCCTAGTTAAACTCTCTTACTCACTAGGCAGGGGTTGGTCTCTAGCCTGAACCTGGAGACTTTTTTAGTGGAGGAAATTATGCCAGTAAGTCTTAAACCTGTAAAGGAAGAAAAAGACGTTCTTGGTAAAAGGGCGTTTGTTTTTGACAAATCTTACGCTTCTGACTTTGATCCAGTAACAGGAGAAGCAGGGATGTTGGTTTCTATTGGTGATAAAAATGTATTTGTTCCATGTGGAAGGCCAGTAGAAATTGATTACAATACCTGGTCGCTTCTTAAAAATATTGGTCGTATTGGTAGAATTGTAGGTATTAAAAAGGAAGAAAATGCAGAAGGAATACAAGGAAAACCTTAATTGGAATGGTTGGATAACACCATTTTCAGGATATGGTATTGTAATGATGGAATTGGCTGTAGCGATGAATAAATTAACAAATGGAAAAGTTAGTATTGGTTGGCAAAGAGCAAATCCTAATAATTCTTTGGAATGGAAAACTTTAACTTCTGAACAGAAATATTTAGTTTCTGAAAAACCCTTTGAGAAGGCCAGACTTGGTATTATTAAGACTACTCCTGACCGTTTTGGGGAAAATCAATCCGCAGTAAAAATAGGTTATACAATGGTTGAAAATACAATGGTAAATCCTAAATGGATTGAGAATTGCAATGGTATGGCTGCGATATTTGTTCCTTCTAAATTCTTAGTTGATGTTTTTAAACAAAGTGGTTGTACAAGAGATATTTATGTTGTTAAACAAGGTGTTAATTCTGCTCTTTATCCTTATATAGAACGGCCAAAAAAGAATAAATTTATCTTTGGTACAGTAGGTTGGATGGATGAAAGGAAAAACTGGAAAGAACTTATTAGAGCTTTTTGTTCAGAATTTGAACCTGAAAAGGAAGAACCAGTTGAACTCTGGATAAAAAATTCTAACAATACTTTTGGATTTGAAATTTCTATAGATCATCGTGTTAAGATAATTGATGATTTATGGACTTTTGAACAGATGATGGATTTTTATAGAAATTTGGATTGTTTTGTTTTTCCTTCCCGTGCTGAAGGTTCTGGTATGCCACCTAGGGAAGCTATGGCAACAGGACTTCCTGTAATTATGACCAACTGGAGTGGTTTATCTGAAATATGTGATGAAAGATATAACTATCCGATAAAACCAGTGGCGATTGATTGGCCTGATTATAGGAAAGAAATTCAGCCAGGATTTCAGGCTAGGATAGATATACAGGAATTGATGTATTTGATGCGGTATGTTTATGAACATAGAAAAGAAGCAATGGAAAAAGGTAAACTAGCTTCAGAATGGATGCATAAAGATTGGAATTGGGAGGTTTGTGGACAGCATATTTTAAATATTTTAACGGAGCATTTTGACTATAAATGAAAATCCTATACTTACCATGCCATAGTATTTTGGAATACGACCAATATAAAATTTGGACAGAATTAGGCCATGAGGTTTATAGCATGGGTTCTTATATCAACCCTGCTTCCCCACACGATATTAAACGACCAGCCACAGAGGGGAAATATAATTCCCATTTTGTTTCTTTAAGGGATGTTTATTCGCAGGATAATCTTCACCCAGAGCAAATAGAAATGGCCGATGTTATTATTATTGACCATAAACCAGAATGGATTATAAATAATTGGGATAAGATGAAACACAAAAAAGTTGTATTAAGAACGATAGGACAATCTATTGCCTTTACGGAAAATCAGCTTTTACCTTATAGGAAAGAGGGTCTTTTGGTTGTCCGTTATTCTCCTAAAGAATTAAATATAGACTTTAATTTGGGTTGTGATGCGGTTATCAGATTTTATAAAGACCCAGATGAATTTAAAGATTGGAATGGAAATATTGAACAGGTAATTACGATTGGACAAAGAATCGCTCATATAACCCGAAGAAGATTTTGCGGTTATGATATTTTTCTGGAAGCTACAAAATTACTTCCTAGACAACTTTATGGCGATAATAACCAGGATGCGGATTTTTGGGGTGGTAGTTTGTCTTATGAAGATTTTAAGAAAGTTCTTAGAGATAATAGGTGTTTTTTTTATACAGGAACTCAACCAGCTTCCTATACTCTTACTTTCATTGAGGCTATGATGACAGGTATTCCTATTGTAGCAGTGGATAAAAAACTTGGTAATGATGTGTTTATCAACGAACAGGATACTTACGAAGTAGACGAGATTATACAAGATAGTTATAATGGTTTTGTGGGAGCTAATATTGTAGAACTTGAGGAAAAGACAAAATTTCTTTTAAATAACGCAAAAATGGAACTTATTTCTGATATGTCAAAAAGGGCTAGGCAAAGAGCGATTGAATTATTCGGTAAAGAAAAAATCAAACAGCAGTGGAAACAATTTTTAGATAATATATGAATAGAGCAGTTATAGTTTCGTTTTTTGATTATGGCTCTTCTTTCCAGAAGGTTCTTTATAATTTCTTTTTAAAGCATTGTTTGAAATGGATAGGTTATGTAAATAAAGTTTATGTTGTTGATTCAGGATTTGGGATAAATGAATCTCCTCATTATAAGATTGAAATTATTAAAAAACCTAAACAATCTCATTGGCAGAATATGAACGAAATGATACGGCAGGTTTCAGAACCTCTTTTGCTTTTAATGGATTCTGATATGATTATTTATAATCCTGAAATTATTCAAATATATTTTAGTGCCTTAGAGGAATGTGATGATGATATTTGGACTATTTTAGATAGTTCTGGTGGAACTTGTTTGGGAGACAAATATCCTATTATGGCCGAAAATAAAAATAGGGCAGAAAGAAGAAGAATATGTCCTTATCTTTGTTTTTTGAGAAGATCTATTCTTCCACATGGTTTTGATTTTACTCCTAGAGGTGGAGAGAATTGGACTGATTCTATGGGGGTAATAACTGAACAATTACTGGAAAAAGGGATAAAAATACAAGAATTGCAGGATGATAGAAGTACAATTAGTCTTGAAGATGATGGTAAGATAACTTCTTGTCAATGGCTTGATACTCCACCTAAACTTTGGGCTTTGCAGGAAAATCCAAACTTGGGTTATTATCATATTAGAAATTTTGGTGGTGGGCTAAAGATTTTAGATGATAAGAATTTTGGTCTAGTTCCAAACAGAGAAGCTAGAAGATTATTGGCTTGGGTTTATATTCTTGCTCTTAAAACCAAATCTCAAGAGTTAATTGATAATATATTAAATACTTTTGGAAATTCTAATGATTCTAATGATTATATCAAACAATTTGAAAAATATCATTCCTGGCTAGAAAAAATATGAGAACAGATTATCGGGCTTCAATAGACAAGTTTGATTTGACGGTACTTTTACCATTTCTTAAAGCTAGGATATTGCCTGTTGTTTTGGAAATAGGGACATGGAAAGGTTTTAGTACTGAATTATGGTGGAATGAATTACAGCCTCATTTGTTAATAACTCTTGAAAAAGATAATGAAAATCCAGATGGTATAAGAATAATAAGTAATAATATACATTATCTATTTAATTCAGATTCACACGATATAAATGTAATTCAAACAGTCAAAAGGATTTTGGATAACCAACCAGTAAATTTCCTTTTTATAGACGGAGATCATTCATATAATGGTGTTAAACAGGATTTTGAAATGTATTTACCTTTGGTTAAATCGCCAGGTATTATTGCTTTTCACGATGCTTTATATCATGCAGACAAAACTGAGGAGGTTGATATGTTTTGGCAAGAGATTAAAAAAGAGTATCCTTTTGTAGAAATTAAAGTATCTAAAGAAAGTACAGGTATAGGAGTGATTTTTGTATGACAAAAGCTATTTTGCTTCCTACGCCTGGTGATCCTTTTCTTAATAAACTTTGGTTTAATCTTTTTGAATCTCGCTGGCAAAAAGAAGTAGATAAAGTATATATTCTTCTTAACTCTAAAATAGAGAATTCTGTCGTTGATTTTATTCGTAAATTTTATACTTCTAATCCTAAAGTAGTTTTTCTTTATGAGAATAAGATGATGGAACATGGCTGGGCAATTAAAAAATTAGTCCTGAATTGTAAAGAAGAATTAGTAATGCTTGCTGAAGATGATGGATTAATTTTCAAGTCTGGAGCTTTGGAAGAACAATTTCAAAAAATTGAAAAGAAGGAATTTGATGTAATTGGTGGTCATAGATGTTCTGCTACACCTGGAATTTCTGAAAGAGTTAAATATACTTATTACTGTGAGGGTAATGAACCTTTCTTGTGGCCCTGTTTCCTTTTTACTAGACTGGAATATCTAAAAAAAACAGATTTGGTCTTTGGTGCTAAGGGTTTTAAGAAAGGTGATTATATTAAAGAATTGGATTGGATTGTTGATACTAATGAGGAGGCAATGGATACTTTTGGTTGGGCTGCAATTCAACTTTATTCTCAGGGATTAAATATAGATTTTATTGAACAGTATCATGCTATGGCCGAAGATTTGCAGTTTTATGAACATAAACAGAGAATGTGGGATGGTAATTGTAAATGGATACATTTTGGTTCTTTATCAGGAATGATGACTAACTGGTTAATAGATGATAATAATTTACCTTTGGAATCAAGAAATTATCCAGAAACTAAAATAGATAAATTATCAAATACGGATGACATGACTAATCCAGGAGTTAGAGCTGATTTTGAAAGTAGAGTAGCTCATACTTGGTTGGCTTTTGAAGTTACTAAAAATGAATGTAATGAAATTTCAGAATTTAGAGAACAGTATGAAAAAGCAATAATCCGACTGATTGGATCTTTTTCACTAAATACTGATGAAATTTTAAGAAAAATGAAGGTATTTAAGGAGCTTTTAGGAATATGATAGATGTAATTACTATTCATCCCAGAAGTATTGATTATCCTCTCTGGCGTAAACAGCTAGAATATTTTAATGCTTATTTTAAGAAGATTATTGTAACTTTTACTGGTAAAAACTTTTATGGAGATTATTCATCTTTTGTCAGGGAAGCAATAGAATTACATAATATTTATTTTGTGGAAGGAAGAGATACAAATGGAGAAGAAGATTGGCGCAATGTAGCTGTAAATCAAGCCTTAGAAGTATCTAATTCTGATTGGATTTTGTTTTTGGAACAGGACTTTTTCTGGAAGAATAATAGTTTTTGGGAAAAGATTTTAGAGGCACAGAAAGTTTATTCTGTTATTTCTTTCTGGGAAGCAAATAGACTTCATCCTGCTTTTTTATTGGTTAAAAGAGAACTTCTGGATAAGACAAGAAAAGATTTTGGAATAATTCCTGATAAGTTAGACCATTTTGGAAAATTTTCACAGGATATTGTAGCTCAAATTGGTAATGAAGGAATAGGAGAATTAGAAAAACTTGGATTGGAATTTAAAAAAGACTGGTATCATTTACAAGGTTTAACTCATAATTATAATCTTTGTCGTGATGGAAACTTAGCAACAATTTTTAAACGTGATGAATTTTTGACTTATAATTATAAGGCAAAAAGATATTATAAACAAAACTTCCAATTCTTTTCCTTTATGAATGAGATTGAAAATATGTTAGGTGAATATCAACCTATAGACTGGTTATTAAAATTTTGGGAGTATTAAATGAATGTTTTTTGCGACAGACATCATGGGGATTTAACCTATTCCCTTCAGCTCCTTTTTGAAAAAAGATTAGGCTGGAATATTTATTTCCCTATAGGAATGGATTGGTTTTATAAAGGTTTTTGGGATATAGGAAATCCGTATCCTAATCCAGCCGATACTGCTAAGCAATATCTTGGAACAGATGATAGAACTTGGGATGCTTATAAGAACTTAAATGCAGACTATAAAATTGAGGATGGAATTTATCATGTTTATGATCCAGTTCACAGGTGTCATATTAAATGTATTACCTTTGAAAAGTTTTGTGAACTACCGATTGATATAGTTATATCTTCTTATCCTTTTGGACATGATCAGACTTATGCTAGGTTAATTTCCGAATATAAACCGCAAGCTAAACAAATAGCCCAGATGGGAAATATCTATCAACAGACTGAAGTAAAAAATGTCATGTGTTCTACTCTACCCTACCCTACTGACAAACATATCGTTTTCTACCACCAGGAGTTTAATCTTGATGTTTTTCGCTATGAAAAACCGCAGAATTTCCGTAAAATTACGTCTTTTATAAACCTTCTACCCAGAGTAGATTTATATGAGTGGGCGAAATTAAATTTACCTGATTTTGAATTCAAGGCTTATGGAGCAAGTACGCCTGATGGGACTATTTCTTCTGATATTGGAATTGCAGATATTATGCGACAATCCACTTTTGGTTGGCATATCAAACCTAAGGGTGATGGTTTCGGTCATGTAATCCATAATTGGTATGCTTGTGGTAGACCGATAATTACAGATATATTTGACTATCAGGATAAACTAGCTGGTCAGCTGTTGACTGATGAACTTACTTGTATTGATATACACGGAAAAAGTAATGAACAAATTTTAGACAGAATCAAACATTTTTCTCAACCACGAGAGAATCACTGGATGAGTTTTAACGCTTATAATAGATTTAGGTGTGTTGTAGATTATGATAAAGAATTTGAAGATATAAAGCATTTCTTGGAAAATTTAGTTTGAAATACTTGACAAATTATTTTTATAGTGTAATAGTTAAATTATGAATATTCTTGCTTGGTTGTTTCATAAAGAACCCTTCAAAGAAAAAATCTCTTTTATTGCCAACTGTGAGATTGTTCTTCGTGATAAAAACGGGAAAATAAAGGCTAGAAGGTTTATTCATAATACAGTTACCACGCCTGGTAAAAATGGTGCCGCAGACCAGGTTCTCGCTTCTCCTACACTTGGTAAACCTACCCATATGGCTGTTGGAACTGGAACTCCATCAGGAACAGCTTTAGGAACTGAACTTGACCGTAATGCTTTAACTTCTAAAACCAGAAGTAACGCAGTTGTAACGATGGTAGGAGATTGGGCTGCGGGTGATGGTACAGGAGCAATAACTGAAGCTGGTATATTTGATGCTGCATCCACAGGAAATATGTGGGTTTCCGCTTCCTTCTCTGTAATCAATAAGGGTGCGTCTGATACGTTATCAATTACTTGGACTTTAACAGTAGCCTAATTAAAAATATGATATGGCATCCTTTGACGCTCATAAAAATTTCGCCTATTCCTTAGTTGCTACAGCTCCTAGTCCTGCAACGTCAGGAACTTCTTTAGTTGTTACAGCTGGTGAGGGTACAAAATTCCCCACTGTTCCTTTTAATGCTCTTATTTGGCCTACTGGTGTTCAACCTACAACAGCTAATGCGGAAATAGTTAGAGTAACGGGTATTTCTACAGATACTTTTACAATTACCAGAGCACAAGAAAGTACAGCAGCTAGAAGTGTTATAGTCGGAGACCAAATTTGTGCGGTAATGAGTGCTAAGATTTTTACGGACATTGAGAACATGATTTTAGACGGATGGATAGATGACCAGTTTGAAACCTGGACTTATGCCTCCGCTTCCACTTTTACTGTACCTGGAGACCAAACAGCTAGATTTACCATAGGTACAAAACTTAAATTCACTCAAACTTCAGTTAAATATGCGGTAGTTTTAGCCAGCTCATATTCAGCTCCTAATACCACAGTTACTATAATGGTAAATACAGATTATACGATAGCTAATGCTGCTATTTCTGCCAATTATCATTCTTACGCAACAAATCCTCAAGGCTGGCCCGGATGGTTTAATTTGACAGCTCCTACTTGGAATACGGCATATATTGATAATGGTTCTGGTGGTCAACCAACTACGACTACTTTTAAAATAATGATTGAGGGTCGTCATGTTATTGTTCATTATCAAGGAAGCGGAACGAAGGTCGCAACAAATTGGTATTGTACTTTTGCTAAAGGTGTATTACCAATACCACTCGCTGCTGCTTATACAGTCGCTTCTATGGTTGGTGAAGGAGATTTTCAGTGGGCTTCTAATGACCATGATTTTGTAGTGAAATACACATCGGCTAATACTAATGATGAATATTCCTTAACAACAAATAGTGCGGATACGATTGCCGATAATCAGGCTTTAAGTGTTATTATGTTTAAGTTAAACTACGAAATTTAAGGAGTAAAATAATGTGTTTGGTGCAAATTTTTTCGGACATATCTATTTCGGACAGGCTTATCCTGTTTACGCTCATTCTTTAACACAAAATCTATCCGATACGATTACATTGTCAGATTCTATTATTAAAGCTCCAGTTAAAATTCTTGCAGATACAATAACTTTAAGCGATGCGATTGTTAAAGCGATTACAAAACCATTTGCAGATACCATTACCCTATCCGATAATATAATAAAAGGATTAACAAAAGTTTTTGAGGATACTATTACTCTTTCTGATAGCTTAGTAAAAACTATAGATAAGGGTCTTTCAGACACTTTAACCTTTAGTGATAGTCTTATTAAGGCAATTAGCAAACCATTTCAAGATACAATGACTTTATCAGACAATATAATTAAAGACATTACTAAGCCTTTTTCAGATACTATTACTTTATCCGATAATTTCCTTAAAGTGGTAGGTAAAAATTTAAGCGATACCATAAATCTTTCAGATAACCTTTCTCGTGTTTGGGTCGCATTTTTATCTCTTTCAGATACGATAACCCTTTCTGATTCTATTGAAAAAACAGTCTCAAAAATCTTTTCAGATACTATTACTTTATCGGATTCTTTTATTAAGGGATTTACTAAAATTGAATCAGATACAATAACCATATCAGACAATATCAGTAAAAGCGTAGTAAAGGTTTTTTCTGATACTTTAACTTTCTCAGATTCTCTTGTAAAAGCGTTTAGTAAGGTTTTAAGCGATACAATTTCCTTGACAGACAGTATCGCAATGTTGTTTACTAATCTTGTAAGTGGTATTCCTTCATTGTTTAGAGACGGAATACGCCAGATAATAGGAAATATCAAACCAGGTGGCATTATAAGTACACGAGAACCATCAGGTTCAATCAGGTCAGAAAAACCAGGTGGAATAATATTTTCTAGTAAGCCATCAGGAGGAAGCAGACCTGGTAAGCCAGTAGGAGTGTAATTTATGACTACAAATGCGGAAATATTAGAAATAAGAAATCCAGACGATTTAACTTCTACTTATGACCAAATTGAAATCCAAAGAGGAACTTTAGCCAGTGGTTCAGACATGGCGACTATCGCCACTCAAAATATTGATACTTCTAAAGCCACAGACTTAACAATGGGCTTTACTTCGCATATTGATACGGGTGGAAGTTCTACCAGTTATTATAGGTATCGTTATAAAAACTCATCTTCGGGAGTGGTTTCTCCCTGGTCAGATATTTATTTGGCAGAAACAAGTGTGATGCACACTAGATTTAGAAGAAGAATGAGAGATACAAATTCTGCTAATTATTATTTTGAGAATACCGATATTGATACTTACCTTGCCAATGCTATAAATAAACTCTATCCTTCTGCTTATAATGAGGTAATTGATGAAAGTTTAACCACTCTTGCCGATACCGAAAAATATACTTTTCCTTTGGGAGTTTTTAGAGTAAATGATATTGAGTTTCTAAATTCTGATGGAACAGTTTATTCTCATCCTACCAATTTTAAGAGGAGAGCTAGACAGATTCTTTTTGATTCTACTCCTGATACTGGATATACTATCCGTTTATATGCTGATAAACAATTTCTTAAACTAGCTGAAGTTCCTTCTTTATATGATGATTTACTTATGGATTTAATGCAACTTGAAGCATTAAGAGATATAGAAATGGACAGAAGTAAGTTCTATAAATATGTTACTACAGTTAATCCTGAAGGTGGAAATCTTCCTTCTATTGCTAGAGTTATTGAAAGATTGGAAATAATGACACAAAAGAGGTTAATACAATTAAAACGGACAAGAAGGCCGTCAGATATTCATCTTACTTGATTATTATGATAGAAGAACATAAATTAAAAATAAGTTTAGTTCAAAAAGGAAAGCCAATGCCCGAAAGTATAAAGACTTGGAGGCATAATCTTAGTAAGAAAGGAGGTGTATTTCTATGTTAAGGACTTTAGGTAGTTCATTGGTAGCAAAAGCATCTCCAGGAGCAAGACTTAGAGAAACTACTGAACAACAAATTCAAAAACCTGAATTTCCAAATAAGGGACAGGTTGGAACTTTGTCCAGAGCTTCTGTTGAAGAACCATTAACAAGAGAAGTTCCTCCAGGAAGCGAAAAGATTGTTAGTATTCAGCCAACTATTGAAGGTACACAGGTTGCTCCAGTTAATGTTGCACCTTTACCGACTGCTCCTGTTTCTCCTGTAATTCCAGGAGTAAGTTTGCCTTCTAGCGTGACAGCTTCAGTACCATCAGGAGCACAAAATCAGGCTTTGTTCAAAGGTGGAGTTTCCACTCCAACAGGTAAAGCTCCAATGGGTGGGATAGCTTCTACTGTTTCTAAACCAGCAGTAGCCGCTCCCGCAGTTACGTCCAAGGCAGCGACAACTACACCAGTATCAGTTAAAGCACCAATAGCACCAACTACAGTTTCAGGATTTTTGGGAGGAATATTACCATCGGTTATGAGCTTGGGTGGAAAAATTTATGCCGAAGGTGAAGGTACAAATATACCTAGGAATCTTTCACAAGCCATAGCAGGTAAGGTAGCATCTGTAATTCCTTCTGGTAATTTACCTGTAGTAGGAAACTTACAATCAGCGTTACAGAATTATTCTGTAAGTCCACAGATTGCTAAATCTGGACAAGGTTCATTAGGTGGAGCTATTAAAACAGTGGCTAAGTCAGGAGGATTACCTGGTTTAATTTCTAATGCCTTGCGAAGTCAGGCATCTAATTTATTTGGTGGATTAAGAAGTCTGTTAAAGAGGTAGATATGGCTGGAGAAGTTTATGGAAATTTTGAGTTTGCTCTCAAGTCATATACAAGGGGAACTGATGTTGGTAAAGGACAAATTGGTTTACCACATCTTGACCCTCCTCTTTTTTTGGAAATGCGTCTGGTTAAGACACATACACATACAGGGGTTGATTCTCAGGCTTTACGTTCTGAGGCAACTCCTGAAATGGTTAGAGGATATAAAACCAGAGAAAGGGAAGAACGTGGTGTGGCTACCTGGACAGGTGGTGCTTCCGCAGCAGGTTCTATTAATTTAACTTATGGTACAGCATTTTCGGAAACACCAACAATTATGGTAACTTGTGCAGCAGGTACAGCCAATATCCAAGTATCAGTAGGAAGTGTAACTGCAACTGGTTGTATAATATACTGGAAAGATGATACAGCAGCTACACATAGCAGCGTAGCAATAAATTATTTAATTAAAGGTCGCTGAGATATGAGTGCAATAAATTCCAAATTTCATATAGACATAGGTGGATTTGGGTTTGTATTAGCTGTTATGCCTCGTGGTAATCGTCATATTTATGGTAGGGAAGAAGCTCCCGCTTTTGTCAATAAGTTTTCTACGGGAGATCCTAATTATCGTGATTCTACCTTCTTTCCCCACTGTCTACAGAATAACTGGTTGAATGGTTTTGACCAGGAGAAATTTAATGATGGCGGTAAGTTCTATAGAAGTTCAGGGGTAGATACAACAAACCAAGAAAAATTGACTTTACAAAAAGCGATGGATTCTGCGGGTTCTCTTTCCTACGCACCTAAATCTTTTGGGTTAAGGTCAGCTTCTTCAGCTAACTGGTGGAATACTAATTATGGATATAGACAGCAGCTTACTATTACTGCACCAGCAGGAGTATCTATTCCACAGTATTATCCTTGTAAAATAACCATAGATACGGGAGCTTTACAAACAGCCAGCAAAGTTAGAAGTGATAGGAACGACTGGAGAGTTGTTTATGTTAATGGAACAACAATTACGGAACTTTATCGGGATTATATTTCTGCTTCAGTAACTTTCTTTGCAGCTCAGGCTGCGATTTCTTCAGGACAAACAGATAATAATTATTATGTTTATTATGGATATTCTTCAGAATCAACTTCAAAACAACCTAGTGCGGAAGCAGATTGGAACGCAGTTTACGGAATGTATGGAACTACACCAGATTCTAATACTAAAGGATTATGGCATTTTAGGGAAGGTTCTGGAACTTCTGTTAATGACGATTCTCCTACGGGGAAAACTTTAACCCTGGCTGGTTCTCAAACTTGGGCAACTGATGGAAAATTTGGCCGTTATGATACACAAGGAGGTAATAATGTCAATGACCATATTACCGCAGCTTCTGATTCAGAGTTTAATGTAGCTGCTTTTACAATAGAAGGTTGGATGAAATTAACCAATAGAACTTCTATGGATGTTATCTTCTATAGAAAAAAACAGGGTGGTGCTGCTGAAGAATTTGCTTATCGTGGTTACTATGATGTTTCTACAGGTTCTAGGATTGTATTCCAAACCAATAATGGAAGCAGTAATGATAATCTTGAGGCTGTTCCCACAGTTACAATGTGGGATTGGGTACATCTTGCTTTTATTTGTGATGGAACTACAAAAAAGATTTTCTGTAATGGAGTACAGATTGGAGCAACACAAACAATTTCAGGTGTAGTAGCTTCTGAAGGGTCCTTCTATCTTGGTGGAGATGATAGAATCATAGATGGTAGGGATAATTGTAATGGCAGTTTCCAACACTGGAGATTCTCAAATACAGCCAGAACTTCTTTTCCTTATGTTTTAACATCAGAACCGACAGTAAGTGGAGGAACTGAAACTCCTCAGGCTTCAGCTTCAGCTAGTGGTGTTTATGAAGTTTATGCAGGAGATGTACAAGGAAATGTTTATCTTTGGGATGGTATAAATTCCTGGAGTAATGTTTTTAACATTAGAAGATTACAGTGGTTTGATACAGTTGCTAATGTGGATAGTCACCAAACTATAGGAGATGGTAGTGGTACGGAATATGCACAAGCACAGAGTTTTAAATTAGCTGCTGCCACAAAAGTTAAAGCTGTTCAGGTCTATTTAAAGAAATTTATAGGTACACCTGGAGATATTACTGTCAGAATAGAAACAAACAGTTCTTCCAAGCCTTCAGGAACTTTAGCAGACTCCAATTTAACAGCTACTATTCCTGCTTTTACTACCACAGATTATGGATGGATTACCGTTGAATTTACTGCACCTTCGGGATTACTTTCTGCTGCTACAAGCTATTGGCTTGTTTTAAAAACGGCAGCAGCAGCAAATGACAATTATTATGTTTGGGGAACAGATGCTTCTTCACCTACTTATTCTGATGGCAACATGGCTATTTCTACTGATGGAGGCTCAACCTGGACGGCTGACGCAGCTAAAGATGCGATGTTTAGAATCCTTGCTGAGTTATCTCAAGTAAATCAAATGACACAGGTAACTCTTGGTGGTTCTACGAAAATTTGGATGGCTACAGGAGATCCTACAAATACAGGAAATAATAATGCCAGGCTTTATACTTACGATGGCAGTATCTGGGTATTGGCATATACTTTTACAGGAACGGGTAGTGCCGCAGCTTTGTGTCTACAGGTCTATGGTTTAACGACAGCTAAACTTTATATAGGTCTATGTCCAACAGCCCAAATTTATGTAACTTCAGACGGAACTACTTTTACTTTATCTAAAGACATTGACGAACCGAATAATCCAGGTTTTGTTTGGGACTTGGAAGTTTATAATGGTCGTTTATACGCTGCTGGTGGTCATCCTGAATATGTAACCAATAATAATTCTCAAGGGTTTTTATGGTCTTTTGACGATTATCAGTGGACTTATGTATATGATTTTGGTTTTACAGTCATTAAATCTCTAGCAACTTTTGATAGTCTATTATTTTTAGGAACTATTGATAATAGGTTATATGTCTATAATACGGCTTCAATGGACAAACTTCTTGAATTTACTTGGGATGTGTCTATTAACTGGATGGTTGTTCACGATGATAAATTGGCAATAGGACTTGGTGCTACTAATTCATTAACAGGAGAAGAAGCGGTTTATTATTTTGATAGAAATGGATTCCATAAGGCTTTTAGTCAAGCAAGTGTAGGAATTAACTGTTTGTTTGTTTCCCGAAACCAGCTTTTAATTGGAACAACAGGTACAACAGTTTACAAAGTTTCTACCAATACTTATCAAGCTAGTGGTACTTTACAGATGTCATATTTTGAAGCCGGGCTTCCTTCTATGAATAAACTCTGGAGGGATGTTACACTACATTTTGAATCTTTATTTACTGGATGTTCTATTACTATAGAATATAAAACTGATGAAAGTGATGCTTCTTGGACTAATGTAGGAACAGCGAACACAGTTGGTTCTTTAACAGAAACTTTTACTTTTGCTGTTGCTTTTTATAGTAAGAAATTAAGTTTAAGAATAACTTTAGCAACATCAGACAATACAAAAACGCCTACTCTTAAAGTTATTGATATAAGATATGTACTTGCTCCCGACTTTAAATATATGTGGAAATTTAAGATTGCTTGTCCAGACAATATTGTTTGGCTTGATGGAACAGAACCAATTTCTACAACTACAGCAGCGATAACTTTAGCTCAAACTACCTTACCGCTTCTGTCTGCCTCTGGTTTCCCTACAGCTGGTAGGGCAGTTGTGGTGGATAATGGAGTGGAAGATGAATTTACCTGGACAGGAAAATCCACTAATACTTTAACTGGTGTAGTTGGGCTTTTGGCTCATACTTCTTCAGGATTAACTGTGGAAATTACAGGAGCAATGCTTCATAAACAAATTCTCACCATGAAACAAGCAAAAACTTTCTATACTTTTACTGATATAGACGGCTTAACTTATACTGTTTTATTTCACCAATATCAGGCTGATGATTTTGTTATCAATACAGAAAATGGAATTGAAAACGATGTGCCAGTAACTTTACTAGAAGTGTAAGTTGACAAAAATATTTTTATGTTACATAGTTTAAATATAAGTAATACAAAACTTATGGAAAAAAGTAATTGGTTAACAAATAATATCCTTCCTATAACTCTTACTCTTGTTACCTGGGCGGTTTCTTTTGGTATTCTTACTACCAAAGTAGATATAGTGATAAAAAATCAGGAAAAAGTGGAAGCGATGTGGTTACAATTAGAAAAAAGGGTAGGTCAATTAGAAATATCTGATGCCGAACAAATAGTTCAATTAAGACAAATTGAAAAAGGACTTAATAAATAAATATGGAACTTGCTAATAAGTGGGTGCAACCGACAAGATATTCTGGAGACTATCCCAATTGGGCTGGATATACTTTTCTTGATTTTCATAAAAGCAATAATGTTTACCATCCTGGAGATGATTATAACTGGGGAGTGGCTGGAGATGATGATTTAGGTCAAGATGTCAAAGCGTGTACTTATGGAGTTTGCATTCATACTTCCAAAGCGACTACGGGTTACGGAAATATTATCGTTTTAAAGCACCAGTTAGGTTACAATCTTAAAAGGTTTGTTAAAGAGACTTATGGAATTGAAACAGACTTTCTTTATTCTTTTTACGCACATTTAAAAGATATTCTTATCGCTGTAGGTAATGAAGTTAATGCTGATTCCTTAATCGCTCACGTAGGAAATTCAGGAACACAATACGCTCATCTTCATTTTGAGATTTATGCACCTATAGGTGATTTAGTAAATCGTGTATGGAGATTTTATCCTATCGGATGGAGTAAAGAACAGATCCAAAAGTATTGGTTGCCATCCTATAAATTTATTGAGGCAACAAAACAGATAGATAGTTTTGAAACTTTCTTAGGAAAACCAAAGGAATATTGGTTACAGGTAGAAAAAGATAGGGAGAGTTTATTACAACAACTATCGGATAAAGATAAGGAGTGGGTTGGTAAATTGCAAGCTATTGAAACTGAAAATGGCACTCTAAGGGAGGAGAGTGCTAAAAAGGATACAACGATAGAAGAACTTAATAAGACAATCAAATCTCAATCGGATGATTTTAACCAAAAATTGATAGTTAAGGATAATGAGATTTCAAAGTTAAAAACCAGAATTACCGAAATTTTAAAGGATAATAGTGAAAACTATAAGTTTTGGGAAGCAATAAGATTAGTTTGGGAAACTATCAAAAATAAAATAAGGGGGTGAGTAAAATGGAAATACAAACTAATGTTTTACTTGGAGCAACTATTGTAGGAATTATTAACATGGTTCAAATGCAATTCCCGCAAGTTAAAGGAATTTTTGCTTTGGTCTTGGCTCTAGTTTTGGGATATATCGCATCAGTAATCAACCTTTTTCCAGGATTAACCTGGCAGATGGGTGTGATTACTGCACTTGCCAGTTCTGGAATTTATAAGATTGCTTCTAAGATGGGAGGAAATTAAAAAATGATAGACACAGTTAAATTGCAAAAACAAAGACAAGCAATGGAACGGGAAAGATTTGGAGCCACCCGTTCTGAAATTTTAGCTGCTAAAGGTGCTAAATGTGTGATGTGTGGTTCAACTTATGATTTGGTTATTGACCATAAATCAGGAGGTGGTAGACACGCAACTGAAAATGGTATGATAGTAGCTGGTAAGACCCATAATTTAGATAATCTTCAGGTTTTGTGTAGAAGTTGTGCGGGGAAAAAAGACAGAATGAGAAATATGAGAGGACTTGGGATTGAAGGAAATTCCAATAATCCATCTCAATAAAGGAGGTATATGCCTATAATTCGTTCAATGATGCAAAATATGAAACAGCAGTATGGTAAAAAAGGAGAACAAGTTTACTATGCTACTGAAAATAAGTTAAAAAAAGAAGGCAAATTAAGGTCAATGCAAGTTAAGGCTGCTAGACATAATGATTTAACATACAAAAAGGCTTGACATTTATTTTAAATAGTTCTACGCTAAAGTTATGGATGACGATACATATAAAATAATTACAGCCACTATTGCTTCAGGGGAATCGCTATCCGCTGCGATTGATTTAGAGGACTACAAATTTATCGCTTTTATCTTTCCTTCTGGCTGGACTACAGCAGCTTTAACTTTTAAGGGTTCTCACGATAACGGAGTATTTTTTGACATTTATGATAATGCTGGTGCGGAAATTTCTTTAACAGTATCGGGTATGAAATGTATTGTTTTAACTCCTACAGTTCAACAGGAATTAGAACCTATCCGCTTTATTAAATTACGTTCAGGAACTACAGCATCACCTGTAGCACAAGGAGCAGCAAGAGAAATCAAAGTCCTGATGAAAAAATAAATATGTCTCACCCCGTTATAGACGATACCAACCCTAATGAGGTTAAAGTTAAAACTGTTTATAAAACTGTTGACAGGATAGTAACAGAAACCAAGAAACAAATCCCCATTTTAGTTGATTCTCTAGTTTTACTTACTATCGCTTTTTGGTATTTCTTTTTTACAGGACTAGCGGTTTTGTTTAACAGAAAGATTCCTACAGAGTGGTTAAAGATTGCTACCAAACTAAGCCAGGGTAAAATTGCTAAGAAGATTGCTAACCAGGAAACAATTAAGAAACCTAGTAGTATAAAGGTTGTGGATTTGGAAACTCAAAGACAGATTATTCCTCTAACTCCTTAATAGTTAAAAGCACATAATCAGAATTGGGATAAGGAAGTATTTTATAACAGTATTTATCCCTTAATAAATTTTCCCAGTCTCTATTCTTTTTTACCGCACAAATCACTTCTTCAACTCGTCTTAACCATAAATCTATAAGGCTATGGCTTCGTGTAGTGCTCTGCAAGGTATCCAAAATACCTATAAAGCACATACATACAGCTTTTGGGCAGTTCTTTAAATAATCAAACCAGATTGTGCTTTTTAAATTACCAGCGTGAATTTTTAAGTCCTTTGTAATTTTAGCAATTTCCCCAAAGTTATCAGTCAAAAGAGTAACTTCATATCCCCACTGTGAAAGTTCTATAGCTGCTGGTAAGGCTTCATAACCCAAAACAACAACAGGAGAAGTCATCTGGTAATTGTAAATTGACCTGTCGTAGTGGCTGACAATATATCTCCAAAGAGGTTCGTGTAGGGCGAGGGTATGGTGATAATCTTCGTCCTGAAGCTGTTTATTTGCGTATCCTACGCCCGGACTGGAGTTTAACCATCTTCTTCTTTGTGTGTTTGGTGTTATGATTTCCATTTTTAACTTTGACTGGAAATTTCCAGTATTCAACATTTAATAAACCAATAGGACTGTCAACAATTTTGACATTAGACGATTTTTTCTTTAGATTCTTAGATACTTTTACCTGGATAAACTTAACTTCAAAGTGATTAGGATTGCCACATTCAACAGGTTTGATACCAATTACATCAGCAATTCCATGAGAACCTGCCATTCTCTGACTTAAGAATCCCTTCATTTCTAAGTCATGCAAAGCGTAGTATTCTCTACTTCGGCTTCTCTGATAATTCAAGTTTGGCATTTTGTTCTATCTCCTGCTTCGTTTCTACTTTACCCTCTGGTGTTACATGAATTTGAGGTCTTTTAGAAACGTAAATTTTACTGGTGGAGAATACATTATCCCAATCAACTAGCATGGCTTCTTTCTCCGTATCTTTGATTCCACATCTTTGTTTGATACGTGCTCTCATTTCAGTAAGTCTATCCGACCAAGAACGCAATTCCATTTCCCTAGCCCGAATTTGCATAGCATAGAAAGAGTATTCCGAAAGTTCTTCGGATGTTAATTGAAATTCTTTAGGTTTTTCAACCTTAAATTTATCCATTATTCCCATATTAGTCCTTTAAAAAGAATCCACCTCTTAATAATTCACGTCTTACTGTGTCAGCCTGGTCTTTAGGAACTGAAATTTCTTTTCCTGTCCAAGTCTGATTGTTAATTGAAACCTCTAAAGGTCTATTGTCGGCGGATTTAAGTACAACCATTCTCGTATCTTTATTTTCCTCTGTAGGAACTTCCATACCTGGGGTTTGGTTTTCTGCTGGTACTTCCAAATTCTCTTTGGGAGTTTCGGGAACTACTGGCTGTTCAACTGGTTTGGGTGTTTCTACAGTTGGCTGACCTTGTTCATTAACTGTTTGAACAGGCTGTGCTTCTGGTGTAACTTGCTCAACGGGTTTTACTGATTCTACAGGTTGAGTTGTTGTTGGTACTTCATCTTTTTTTGGTTCTAAATCAACTCCGCCTTGAACTGGATGTTGTTTTACCATGTGTTTTGGTAGAATGTTACCAGGCATATTTTTACCGCATACTGTACATTTAGCCATATTATTCACCCCCTCCCTTTCTTTTTTCAGACTTAAATAATCCCCATTCATTTTTATAGTCGGTATAACAAGCAAAAACTCCTGCTACAAATCCTGTCATAAAGATTATAAAATTTACTATCATAAACTGTTTTGTCCTTTCGGTATGACTTCTGTATTTGATGCGACCTTGCCATCATCAGGCAATGGCACTAATTGTCCATCTTTTGTGAACTTATCAATTTCCCATCCCGTTTGCTGAAACTGTTGTTTAGAAACGCTTCCCCTAATTTTAACTGTGTGGTCGCCTACAAGGATTGTATTCTCATCTATTCTGGTTTTCTCAACTGGTGTTTCAACAGGAGTTGGTTCTGAAGTTTCCTCGTGAGAAGCTACAGGCGTAATTGGTTTACCTGATAAACCTGTAATCGGTGTTATATTTCTAAAATCAGTTAAGTCTACTGTCATATTATTCTACTGTTGGCATTTTCTTGCCAGTTAAAAATAAGTATAAATGGTAAATCATTAAGAAAGCAAATACAAAAGGGATAACTAAAAGAAATGTGAAAAAACCAATAAGCTCTTTTAGTTTTCCCATGTTACATCTACTCCAACTTTCTTAGCAATGACCTTGATACAATCGTTTCTGACTTCGTTAATGTAGGTGTCAAATCGGGAAACAATGGAACTGAACTTTTCGTCTTTCCCTTGAGGATATTCAAAGGCCAAGTCAGAAACCAGTTTATAGCCTTTAGGAAGCTGGAGGATATTAACTTCTCCCATAAATTTTCTCTCCTTGCATAAATAACTTCTTGTGTTTTACCTATAGGAATAGCGTGGATTACCAGGCGTTTCATATTGACCTCTTTGAAACCTTTCGTTTTTTCGTTTTATTCTACATGGTTTACAACGCTTAGGTTCTCCCCAACCTTTTTGTTTAAAAAACTCTTGGTCTCTTTCGGTAAAAGGAAATGCTTGGTTACAATCTGTACAAATAAGCTGTATCTCTGGCATTATTTTCCTCCTTTTAATAATTCTGCTATCTTAACATCAGTTACTTGGTCGGCGAATATTGCCATAACCTGAGCTGGTTTAAAGAATTCTTGCAAGGCTTTATCCAAAATAGATAAGTCTCCTTTATCATAATTTGTTCTATGGAAAATTAAAAGATATTTACCAGAAGGATTTATTTTAAGAAGATTAGCTGGAGTTACCTGTATTTGAAATACTTCTGTAGTTTTCTTTTTGCTTGGTTTCGGGGAAATGGTTTTAGTTTTCATTAAGTTAATAATTATATTGCTATTCTCTATATTATACTCTATTTGTTATACCTTGTCAATACACAGTTTAGCTTGACTTATAGATACATTTATGGTATAATTAAGCTCTACTAGATAGTTCCTTTTGGTTCTATTTAGCTTTCGCTATTAAGACATCCTCTGGGTGTCTTTTTAGTATCTACATCAATTCCAAGATTCCACAAGAGAGGCGTCTCCCCGTAAGAAGGTTATTTAAAAACGACAATTTTCGGTTTTTTCTCCGTATCGTTTTAGCTTCCCTATCAGTTGTACATTGATATTGTACAAGGGATACGACTTGGTAGCGTGAGTTGCTGTATCCTTTAAGACAATTCCTGAGTTCCAATCCCGAGTGCTGTCGGAATAGCATCAAGTATTGTTCTAGTGCTTTTCTGTGCTGCGACACCACTAGACTTAGCTCCCCTGTCGCTTAACCACAAAAAAATATCCGCTTGATTCTGTGGCTACAATTGTGGCCGAAAGCCACAGAATAAAACGGATATAATGCCACAATTTTACTCATATTTTAATTTAACTCAACTGTTTCCTAAATGTCAAGAGGAGAAATAATAAAACGATAAAATTACCTACAAAGTCTAGTTGGTAAGCTCCTCCCTGAGTTACCACATAGCCATACCAAAAAGTTGATAAGATTATCCAAACCAAAGATAGCCAGAATAATATTTTACTAACCATGTTTTTCACCCCCTTTTTATAGGTTTTAACATATCAACATAAATTGTTGGTGCTCTTTTGGTGGTTTTAAATTTTACTCCGTATAGTTCTCCTACCACCCCACCAAAAATTCCATTAGGATATTTCTCTGTGGTTTTCTTTTGATAGAAAGTTTTACCGCACCTTATACATATTTTAATTTTTAAACCAAAAGGCCAAATAATTTTATTATGATGTCCTTTTAACCAACAGATAGGTCTTTTAATTATAATGGGATACCAGAATCTATTTAGGAATAGGGCTCTATTTGCAGGTTCTCCTGCTATTCTAAATCCATATTTATATTTACTAGGAAATTTAATTGGTTTATTTTTCTTCATAAGCTAGTAAATCTTTATAATGCACAATTTTATATTCCTTGTTCTCGTATTTAATATTTTCCCCTGACCACATTTTAAACCAAACTCTTTTTCCTATTGCTAAATCTAGGCCTCCATTATCAATTACAATACCAGTCTGGGGTGTGTCTTTCCTTTCTTGAGGTAAGACAATACCACCGACCGTAACTTCTTCCATCTTTTCTGGTTCAATTAAAACGTAATTGTCTAAAACTTTAATCATGTTTTTTAAGAGTATTAAGTATTGCTTTGTCTATTGCTTCTGCTTTTTCTCTTCCTCTAAAATTTACCATCATATCTACAACATCTATCATTTCCGTTTTATGTATAAATGGAAATCTCCTATTAAAATAAAAATAAGTAATAGGTTTTACTTGAGACTTTTCTAAAATTTTGACTGTTTCTTTTATCTCTTTTTTTGAAAGAGTTGTTTTAGCGTTAATATGTTTTATCATAATCAATCAACCTTAAATTTTCTATTCCTTTAAAACTGAATATCCTTTGTTCTACGTCAAGAAAATCTGCATACGGCCATTTGTTACAAGCTACTTTATCTAATTCTCCATCTTTTCCTTTTAACATTTGGATTGGTTCTACTATTCTGTCTCTGGTTAAAGATATATCATTACTAACATAATCAAATTTTAATAGTTTGTGATTGAGTATAGCAAACTCAACTTTTTGTTTAACCAGAATATCGTGTGTGTTCATATTTTACTCTCAATGCTGGTAATAAGCTTGCCCTACTTATTACCAGTGTTCAGAGGCTAATTAAGCTCCTGCTTTATTAGCATAAATCTCTGTCAAATTGATTTTTGCGACTTCCTCAGTTTCCTCTTTAGAAAGTTTTACTTTCTTAGGAGAAGGAACAACCTGATAAACGATATTAGGCTTTTGGCCTGACATCTTGATTGTCAAGTCGTATTCTTCTGGGTTTCCGTACTCTGGATTGGTGGCAAAAGTAACAATTTGGCGAAACACTGTTATTGGTGCTTCATATACATACGCTTTCCCATCTTTGCGGGACAAGATGGCGTAGGCATATTTGTATTTAACCTTACTACCTTTTGCACACAGCACACAACCTTCTCCTTGACAAATCACAGTAGAGAACTTCCCTGCTGTTTTATCCTCGTGAAGTTTTAACTCCATTGGCTTAGATGTGAGACGCAAACGATTGTCTCCATCTTCCATTTTGAGATAGTTGCTATCGCCTTTGGGAATTTCATAAGTGGAATAGTCGTTGATAACTTGTGGCATAATTTTTTCACCCCCTTCCTCATTAAAATTTTCTAATAAGTCTACGTCATCTTCTGGAATGTCTGAAGGATTTTGTCCAGCGTGTTCTGTATCTTCCTTGACATTTTTATTTATCCAGTCAATGTCCTCACTTGTGAGTGTCATGGGTATTTGTTAAGGCTAAAATATCTTCCTTTAGAACTATCCAGCGCGGTCTAATTCCTTTGGAAGCGTTTACGTCTTTAGCTCTTAGCTTTCCTTGTTTAATTAAACGGGTTACAGTTCTTTTATTTAAGCCCATTATTTGAGCAGTTTCTTCCAGTTTAATAAATAATTGTTCCATAGTTATATTATACACTATAAGTAGTTAATTGTCAATAAGTGTGAGTTGGTTTAAGTCGGGTTTCCAGTTAAAGTATCCTAGTTTATAGCTTTGATGTCTACCAAACTTATCAGGAAATTCAAGAATATGAAGATTATCGTTCCAGTTTCTAATTGTCATTTGTTTATTTTTATAAACGACTACAAAAGGTTCTGTGATTTCTCTTACTGCGACCATTTCTATATCTTTAAAGTCGCTTTTTATTTTCCATCCAGGAATAAGTTTTTTAATATGATAGGTTTTCATATTTTCCTTTCCTTACATATTTTATCAATTTTATTTAATGTTTGATGTAGGGGTGCAATTTTATTTTCTGTTTTTTTACCAAATTTTAAAGGCTTATTACATTCAACAATTAAAAAAAATTCTCTTTTTATCTTAACTTGTGCATAGGAAATAACTTTATTCATTGGAATAACGTAATGAAGCGGATTTTTACGGGATACTTTTTTGTTAAAAAATAGTGTCATATCTCCTCCTTTAATATTTCCTGACGGCTGAATAACAGTTTCCGAATACCTTTTCTAATAAGGAATAACACCTTTTTTGAATTTTGGTAAAACAATTGTCGCTGTTTTTGCTTTTTTGATTTTGATTTTTTCTGGAATTATAGCAATAGAGTGTCCATGAAGGTCTATTCCTAAATTGCCATTGTTTCTTATAACTGATAAAACCGAGGGGCCCCAGCTTTTAATCGTATTCTGAGAGGAGCCCCAGCCTTCAATCGTATTCTGAGAGGAATCCCAGCTTTCAATCGTGTTCTTGGAGGAACCCAAGCTTTTAATCGTATTCTGAGAGGAGTCCCAGCTTTTAATCGTATTCTGGGAGGACTCCCAGCTTTCAATTGTATTCTGAGAGGAGCCAAAGCTTTTAATCGTATTCTGGGAGGAGCCAAAGCTTTTAATCGTGTTCTGAGAGGAGCCCCAGCTTTCAATGTAACAATTCAGGAGAATTAAAATTGCCTTGGTATATGATTTTTCTATGTAAATTATTTCCTTGCAATTTACAAATTTTATTAAACCCTCAAAGTTCTCCGGAACTTTGTCTAAATCTCTTTGGGACTGAATTATAATTTCCTGCATATTCCTCCTAAATAATTAACCAACAACCTTTAAATCCGGTTATTCGTTTTACTTTGTGGGTTTTTTGTAATCTATAACTAAAAGAATAGAATTTTCGTCAACTGGTACTTCCGTAATCTGCCAATCTTTTTGCCTACATGCAAAGTAATAACCAAATTCACATAGAAGTTTGTTATAGACCAATGCGTTTCCATAGACCTGTGCGTTTCCATAGACCTGTGCGTCTCCATAGACTCGTGCGTCTCCATAGACCCAGGCATTTCCATAGACCTGTGCGCCTCCATAGACCCATGCGTTTCCAAAGACCCGTGCGTTTTCAGAGACCTGTGTGTCTTCATAGACTCGTGCGTTTCCAGAGACCCAGGCGTTTCCAGAGACCCAGGCATTTCCATAGACCTGTGCGTTTTCATAGACCCATGCGTTTCCATAAACCCGTGTGTTTTCATAGACCCGTGCATTTCCATAGACCTGTGCGCCTCCATAGACCCAGGCGTTTCCAAAGACCCGTGCGCTTCCAGAGACCTGTGCGTTTTCATAGACACATGCGTTTCCATAGACCAAGGCGTTTCCAGAGACACATGCGTTTTCAGAGACACATGCGCCTCCATAGACCTGTGCGTTTCCAGAGACCCGTGCGCCTCCATAGACCCATGCGTTTCCATAGACCCATGCGTTTTCAGAGACCTGTGTGTCTTCATAGACTCGTGCGTTTCCAGAGACCCAGGCGTTTCCAGAGACCCAGGCATTTCCAGAGACACATGTGCCTCCATAGACCTGTGCGTCTCCAGAGATCCGTGCGTCTTCATAAACCTGTGCGTCTCCATAGACTCGTGCGTCTCCATAAACCCGTGCGCTTCCAGAGACCTGTGCGTTTTCAGAGATCCGTGTGTCTCCATAAACCCGTGCGCTTCCAGAGACCTGTGCGTTTTCAGAGATCCGTGTGTCTCCATAAACCCGTGCGCTTCCAGAGACCTGTGCGTTTCCATAGACCCATGCGTTTTCATAAACCCATGCGTCTCCATCTTGAGATAAATTGTCTTCTTTTTCTATCCATCCACCTAATTCTTCCTTTTTAATGTTACCAAAAGAGATTAGGGCTTTAATTCTAAATAATTTTACCCCAAGTTCTTTTTTGGTTTCTTTAGTAAGAGTATATTTTTTGACTGACATATTACCTCCTTTAAATAATTAAATGACTAAGAAAATTTATATTTCCATTTCGTAGCCTGTTTTTCATAATATTTTCTTAATTTAACTGGCATTTCTTCTGGTTTAATTTTCCTACTGTGATACTTAAAATAGGCACAATTCAATCTACCTTTGGCTCTTAAAAACTTTCTTGAAGATTTAAGATATTTAAGATAGCGGTGATGTATTCTATAATTCCACTTAACAGCTACTCCTGCTCCTAACATTCCTTCGTGTTTGCCACAAGCAGGACACCAATACTCCGCATAGGGAAAAGCAAATGTCCATATTAACTGTGTCGGATATTGTCTATGACTAGAACAAATTGTTATTTCGTCATCATTACAAAACATATTTCTTTCCTAATATCTTTTATAACTTTCCTTTGACTATTTCCTGACAGCGGGAAATAGTATAAACACACGCTTTTAATTCTCTAACCACACAGCTTCTTTCTTCTTCATCTGGTTCAGTTGGCGTTAATACACTATTTTCCCAAAGTCTAATATTATCTAAATGTTGTTTCTTTTCCCTCTCCATCTCCTCAATATATTTTTGGCGTTGAGAAGCTAAAAGAGAATGGATAAAGGATATAACAGAGTGTAACCAAAGATTACCATTATCAAGTCTGGATATATCGGCTACATAAAAATTTGATTTAAACTCTTTTTCCCATTCTAATTCACCACACTTACCGCAAGTACAGTTTTGTAGTATGCCATTGTCATCATAATAACTTTGGCAAAAGCATTGTTCTGTTTTATTTGGTTTGGTCATGGTTATTCCTTTAATAGCTCTGGGTTCTCATAAATATTGCCGAAAACTTCAAAATTTTCTGGATTGCTTCCTCCTCCACAATGTCCACAATTTTTTTCGCTATCTGAAAATGGTTCAAATCCACAACTTTCCATTTTCCACTCAACAATAATTAACGGCTTACCAAAATATCTTGTCCCTATTTTCCCATCAATATATTTAAAATTATCGTTTTTAGTAATACTAATAAAATTTCCAGATGGTTTTCTATTATCAGCAATAACTTGTTCCTCACCGACTAAAATATCCCCCTCGTATATTTCTTTTCCGTTTTTGTCTTTTAGGCCAGTAAATTGCATTGGTATCATTTCTGGAATATACTGGCTCAATCTTGTAGATACCCCACTAACATTTACAAAACCTCTGCCATCTGGTGATAAGGTTAGTTGGTCTTGCCCCATTTCTTCGGAACTAAACATTTTCTTTAATTTTGTATGCCACGCTCTAAATTTAATTTCTCTCATAATTTTTTCTCCTTATTATTTTTTGGGTCCTTCTGCATATCCCCCATAGTTTATTAAATCGCTTTTATACTGTTTACTTAATTTAATTTTAGGCACTTTCTTTTCTTGACATACCCAGTTTATAAATCTCCAAATATCGTCTTTGTTTTTTGTGTCTTTCCAGTATTTACCAGCTTGTTTCTGTAAATATTCCCTAAGTTCGCATTTTAAGACTGCGACTTTGTGAAATTCACAAGTTAAGTCCTTACAAGAATGAATAATAAATTTGTCTGGCATATTTAGTCAGGCTCTAATTCAGGTAAACATTTCTGGCAAACCTTACCCCATTCAGGAACATTAACCATAGCTTCTCCGTCAAAATCTACATCCGCACCCACCATAGCCGTTTCTAGTCCTTTATGAAATTTACCGCACCAATCGCAATATCCAAACCACCCTTTTTCTTTAAGCGGATAAATTAAGCGTCTGTAGGCGTGGTATAAGACATTGTGTAGTCCAAAATTATCCTTTTCTTCTGATAATTTATAGGAAGTGGATTTATTGATTTTCATATCCAGCCAATGACAAAATTTGCTATACATTTTCACCCCCTTTATTTTCTGCCTTCTTAGGTACTTTAATTGTAACTTTGTAACCATCTTTTAATTCTCTTTGTGCTATCCAGTTTGGGTCTGTGCTATCTGCTTGTATTGTGATTTCCCTATTGATAATTTCCCAAGCCTCTTGTAAATCCGCTTGTTCATCGTTGCCAACTTTAAATTCCATTCCCATTCCTACTGTTAGATTGCTGTAATTAGGTAAGCCCTTTTTAAATTCCTTATAAAGTTTGATTGTTTTAACTTTCATATAAAAGTCTGTAATTTCCTTAATCTACTTGGATGTTTTAATTTTCTGATTGCCTTTGCTTCTATACTTCTGATACGTTCTCTTGTTACGCCAAATTTATTTCCAATTTCTTCCAATGTTTGAGGGATATTATCTTTAAGACCAAACCTGTTTATTAAAACAGTTTTTTCTCTAGTAGTTAAACTTAGCATAGCACTTTCTATACCTCTTTTTAGAAGTTCTTTATCAAAAATATCTTCCATTTGTTTGTTTCCATCTGTAATCAATAAAGGATTTATAGTTTCCAATAACGGAGAAGTGATAAAGTGTTCTGTAATTATTTTCGTTTGTTTTGGTTTAAATAGTTTGAGCCAGTTTGGAAATAGAGTTAAGACACTGGTTTCAAAAAACTTAGCCATTTTATTAGCTAATTCTTTTCTGGGATAACTTCTAAAGTTTTCAATATTAGAGATAACTGCTTCGGAACACCTTAAAAGTGAAGCTAATTTAATTTGAGATAGATGTCGTTCTAGTCTACGTTTTCTAACTTCATTATTAAATATTTTGTGTTCTATACCTAAAGAAAAAGGTTGTTGTTTCATATTAACGCTCTGATAATTTGTCCAATTAAATAAAGAACTGCGAATAACATTATAAATGGAGCGATGCTGTCAATGATTTTTTCCATATTAGTTCATTTCTTCCATCATCATAGCTTTAATTGTTTTAATTCGGTCTGTCAAATCTGAGATTTCAGTTAAGACTAGATGGAATAATTCTATAATGGTTCTTTGATTTATCGCTGATAAATCCACTACGTCTTTTCCTTCTTTTAGATTTTTACTTTGTTCTTCCAGCAACTTTTGTGTCTCATCTAAAATCTCATTGAATTTGTTCTGAAGTTTTTGGTTCATAGCTTTCTACCTTTCTAGTGTGTATTATACACTATTTGTATTTATCTGTCAATAGTTGATTATGATATTCTGGTTTCCGTAAGCCAGTCTTTAACTTTTATTAAGTCGTTTCTTACGTTATTTGAATTTAAAATGAAATAAGAAAAATCGTTTGTTTTATTACTATATTCTAATGTTTGTAGAATAGTTTTTAATGCTTCTAAAGTTTCTTTATCCATATTATTTACCTTCTTTCTTTTTAAATTTAGTTTTTTGCACTTGCCTACAATTTCTTATAGGCAAGAACCCAAAACTAGCATATTATTACTACTCGCTTTTGTAAGCTCTTTGAGCACTGTTAATTATCAGTTTACCCAAGATTAACCACACATAAATCAGAAATGTTACAGGCCAAAAAACTATTAAGATATTCTTCATAGCTTTTCACCC